CAAGACCGGAGATGCAAACATAAACCAACACTTGCTAGCATAGTCATAAATCCGTTGAGCAAAAGCATAGTCACCCTCACAATATGCGACAGCGGCACGTGCAAATGCCTGCTGTGGCGATGTTTCGTCTTCCAGCATGTAGTAATCTTTGAGGAGAACAGTCGCTTGTTCAGTTAGCTCACTGTCTCTGTCAAGATCTATGTTGATGCCTAAGTATTTCATTAATCAAGTCCTTCAATCTCAATCCCGATTCTTTTGAGAGTCGAACCCGGAATGTCATACACACACGCATCGAGCACATCCTCGATGATTTCTGTGATTCCATCTTGATTCCTATGTTCGGGCGAAACTTCAGTTATATCTATAAACAGTTCAATGTCAACCTTGACATCTATTTCCCTAGACATTACCAGTTCACTCCTTCAGTTTTGCGCATTAAGCCAGTCTGTTTGTCTAAGTACCATGTTGCCTTTCCGACATTGGCTAGTGGATCACCCTTGTTCCACATTCTATGCAACATATACTTCAGCACATTGCCACGACAGTAGGGTATTGTGTCGTAGTCTCCCATTACATCGACAATGATATCAAATGTTTCGTACTTGCCTGTGTTGTAATGCATAGGCTTATTGATCTCATCAAATTCTACCATGTCTTCAAGCATTGCGTTGACTTCTGGTGTCAACTCATTACGGATATCTTTAAAACCCATCACGCATTCCCATATGTTTTAGTGTGAAAGTTTAACGAAATAACTTTGCCATCTTCACTTCGTGTGAATGAGGGCTTTTGTGCTTCATCAAATTCCTCCAAGAAACCTTCAATCATGTCTTGCTGGGTTTCAATGAAAAATGTTCTGACGTAATTTAAGAAATCTTCATCACGTTCCATAAGCTCAAGGCAAGATGCAAGCATACCTAAAACGCTACGAACTTGAACCAACTCATTTTCATCAAGATCGTCTTCAACAGCTTCTTCAATGTGGGCTGAGACAACACCAGTCCACTTGTTGTTATCATCAAACTCCGGTTCAACTGCAACTGCAAATGTTGAATTGTTTTTGCTTGTCTGCTCAGTCATAACTACCTCTGTATTTTCTTGTAAGGAAATTTAATTAGTTCTTGTGGAAACACTTTAGCAGGTTTTTTCTTTTCGTCAATCCATTCCTGTGGGACATCCTTGTCCGCATACAGAAACCCATTCTTCACACACCAATCTGCATAAGTAGTCTTGGCACCCTTACGTAATTTAGAGTTACTGTTACTAAATACAAATCGTATATCTAAATTAGGATGTTGCTTTTGTATAGCCAAATGTTTCATACGATCAGCAGGTGTGAACCTACCTTTTGTTTCTATGATTATTCCATTGGGTAAAAGAAAGTCTGGTGTATATTTTCTATACGATAGATCTTCCCACTCAATTTTCATACACTCGTATTGGGCAGTGCAGTTCCTATCTGTAAGAGAATTAAGAACTACATGCTCTAGCCCAGAACGATAGCCGTGTTTAAGTGCGTTTCTTCTTAGTTGACTCTTCAGTTTCATTAGCTATCTCAATGTATGCAACGATAGGCTTTTCCTTAGCCTGTGATGCAAGCGAGGGTAGCTCTTGAATTGAGGGCCAACACTTGTACCTATACTTACACCAACCGCACTCTTCAGCTAACACCTTGTTGCCAGTTGGCTTCTTACGATATGTCTCTTCAACAGGTTCAAAGCAACGCTCAAACTGATTAGACTCAAGCTTGTCTGCTTTCTCTTTGATGTCATCCAAGATGTCCTGCTTTTCGACAGCCATGTCCCATGCAGACACATACTTGAATTCACCTGTTGCCTTATTGATTACCCACCAACCACCGATGTCTACACCAAGCGATTGTGAGTAACCTGCTAGCTGACCAACATACCCGAAGGAATCATGATCACGAAGTGTGTAGTAATCCTTGAACTTGTTTTTGTAAGACCAAGGTGACGCAGACTTGATGTCATCGACACGTTTATCCATGATCAAGTCATGCGTACCATCAATCTTATGTTTACCGAGATTGAGTGTAGATTTGAATCCATCGCTGAAATCAACCCCTGCCTCTGTCAACACTCCTTTGAAGACAGCTTCCACGATGTCACCAATCATCATGTTCATCAGGAAGTTGGCAGATGGTTCTACACCTTCCTCTGGTGCATTCTTGTCGTACCATAGCTGACAGTAAGGTCTGCCAATGTTCGACATACGCAATGTGAACTTCCGTTCACTCTGGTTGAACTGTTTCTCAACAGCTTCCTTCACATCCTTGACGATGCGAGCAATTGTGTCAGGAGACATACCACGCTTGCTCTTACGCACATCCTCAAGGTATCTGTGAATCTTTATTTCAGCGGAATGATTCACAATCACTCCCCATCAATATCTACAAATTCCTCAACGAGGGAGGCATCATCATCGGAGATGGAGTTACCAGCCTTTTCGTTGTAGGCATTTAGAATGTATTGATTGTAGTTACCAATCCAATCAATGAAGTCTTGGAATCTTTTCTGATCCGCTTCTTCAAGATCAATTGTAGATGAAAGATCCAGTGATGGCACTGGTACGTAGTAGGTGACGTTGCCACTGTACTGACCTGTAGTAGTCGTACACTTAATCCAGTGTTGGACTGGCAAACGCTTCTGTCGGCCTAGCTGAGCGAATGGCTCACCCATCGCCTTGAATGCTTCACCGTTGTCAACTTCCCAGATGAATGGCTGACGGCCAACTTCAACTTCGTTGCCTTCAGCATCAACAGGATTGACTAACTCGACTTCACCAAGGATGACGCGAGTGCGCTTGATTGTTTTAAAGAAAGCCTGTTGCTCCTTTGAGTAGTCGCTGTAGTTAGGGATGTACCCAGCAGGCTTACCACAATTGAATGTGCCAGCGTTATCTTTAAGATCGCTATTAAGATCTTCGCCCATGATTGTTTTGACGTACATATTGTTTTTGTCGTCAAACCGCTTATTCATAAAGCGTTGTACAAAGATGCGAACATTGGCCTGTTCAGCATACACGAACGACTCGTCAGGCATTTGAAGACGGAATGTACCTTCAGGCACAACCTCCATGTTCTTCTTCTTGCCATTGACCTCTACCTGTCCCATGACAGCAGAGTTCCAGATGCGTAGGCGTGGAAGTGTGGATGATTTAGATGAGCCACTGCTCATGTCAGCACCCATGCCCATAGCGTGAGCCATGTCAGCAAAGTTAGCTGTATTAATAGGTGATACTTCAGTTGTCATATTTGACCTCCTTTTGGTCAAGCCAGTTTACACCAATTTTGGGTTCAAGTAAAAGGGGTACATTGAACTCTATATCAAATCTTTCTAATATTATAGAATACAGTGAATTGTTGATCTCGTCAATAGTTGATAGTACCAACCCCACTTCATCAGGATGAATGTCTATGACGATTGAGTCATGAACGCTGTTCACAATACACGACTTTAGGTTGCGCATCCTGTCATCAATCTCAAGAAGTACAGCAGGGACAATGTCAGCCGTCGCAAAAGATTGTACAGGATAGTTCTTCACAGCAGTGAAGTTAGTAATCGTGCCATTCTTTCTACGCTTCACATCAGGGAATGAAAATTGCCTACCACTAGGTGTGGTAATCTTCTTGAACGTCAGCACTTCAGTCGCTAAGTTGCGATGCCACTTCGCTATTCCTTTGTATTTGTCTGTGAAGTGTTCGTAGTATTCTGCTTCTGAGGGACTTCTTCCGAATCCTGTTGCTCCATAGAGTGGAGCGAATGTGTGTGCCTTCGCCTCCTGCCTAGTAGTTGCCTGACCCGCTTCCGAAATGACTTTTGCGGTGTACGCATGGACATCAAATCCCTCCTCAATCTCTTTCATTGCTACTTTATCTTGTGACAAGAATGCCGCCACACGAAACTCAAGCTGAGCAAAGTCAGCCTCCATGATCTTACCTCCTGCAAATCGGGACTTGAATACCCGTTTTACAGGAAATGTACCGCCACGTGGCATGTTCTGCATGTTTGGATCTCGTCCTGAGAACCTACCTGTAGAAGTCATGTGCTGTGTTAGTCGAACGTGTAGCTTTCCATCAGGCTTGACAAAAGATCTGATGCCATCGACAAAACTATTTAAGTAAGTATCAACAGCACTGAGTCTGCGAATTTTAGATAAAAAATCTACTGCCTCATGCATCTCCTTTGATCGGGCAACACGCTCCAGATATTCTAAATTAGATTTACTTGTGCTGAACCCGTTAGCACTGTGCCATCCAACAGTAGGGGGAGTGAACTTCAGACCTGCAAGTTTAGGTAACTCAGTCAGCACGTACCCATTGCCAGCGCATGTTGGACACTTGCTTGCATTCTTAAAGTTAGATCCATCTTTCTTTTTCTTGTAGAACGTACCGTTACCCCTGCACTCAGAACACTTGACTGCCTTTGTACGTCTAACAGGTGTACTTGACTCATTAATGAATCGTTTAAAGTCAGTAGGACTCATATACGGATCAACTTCGTTTGCCCATTGCGTTTTGTTCTTCGGCTTGCGTGAGTAGATGACCCAAGACAATTGCTCAGGTGAATTCAGATTAATCGGAGTATCACCCATAAGTGATGTTATTGCCTCATTTAAATCACGAATAAGTGATAATTTCTCTGTCTCAAATTCGACACGCACATCTTCCAATGCTTCTGTATCTACAGTGAATCCATTGCGGTAGATCTTTGCGAGTAGCACGCATGTCTCCATTGTGAGATCGACAGTAGGCATCAAACCACGATTCTCATCTTCCCTGAAGTCATGGGACTGATCATAGTACAGCGCCATTGTCGTCTCTAAGTCAGCGTAAAGATATTCTTTTAGCTCTTCATATGGAATCTCATTGATGGGTACACCCTGCTTCATGTAGTTCTTCAGGGTATCCTGCTTCTTCACAGGTAAGTCCCTGCGTTCAGCAACAGCTTCCAACGACAATGGTTCTTTCTGCGCACGTTGTAGTACATACTCAGCAAGCATTGTGTCCCACACAGCACCGTCATATTTGAATCCACTTTCCCACATCCACATCAAGTCGTGTGGTGCATTGTGTGCAATTAACAATGTGGTCTGATCAAGTAGTGCCTGTATCTCATCGCAGTCACGTTTCCTGTACTCATACTTGCAATCATAATCTACGTGATCAAATGTGTAGTGCTTTGGCTCCCCACCTTCAGGATAAACACCAACCATGACAAGGGAATTTGTGGGTGTAAATGGGTCTAAATGTAGTTTTCCATCAATCTTTGTGACGGTGTTCTCTACGTCAAGAACTAATTTCATTCTGATGTGCCTCTAAATATCTAACTGCACGTTTCGTTGTTTCAATGTCATCATTGAGAGATCCTAGTCCAGAGTTGCAGTTAAAGCAAATCCAACCCCTGAATGTGTCTGTGTCGTGACAATGATCCAACACCCATTTCTGTAATTTTGCCTGACCATGCTTACCAATCTCCTGCAATGTCTGCAAACAGATTGGGCATTGATAATCGTCAGGAGGATCAGGCACCTCCTTGCGTAACCTAGACACAACTTGGCTATGTTTTTTCTGGCAGGACTTGCACTTACGTTTGATCTCACCAGACTCCATGTGTTGAAAGTTCTCTGGAGGTTGGGCAACACCACACTTCTTACACACGATGGCATCTTCACCATCATATGCAAAGAACTTGTCAAACATCTCCAGTTGATCATGGCTCACACTTCATACCGTCCGATGTAGTAGTTTAAGTTACAGGTGATACGTCCATGCCACCCACTCAACTTATTCTTAGCTACGTTAATGTGACGAGTGTACCCATCATCTTCAACACCTTCGACTGGAGGATCTTTCGCAATCAACAGCATCAGGTCAGCCTCACTAGCCTTGCCAGTCTTACTACCTTCCATCATCGACTGATTAAGATTGGTACGTCCCTCAGCCTCAGCACTTAGCTGTGACATGTAGAAGATTGCACAGCCATACTCCTTGGCTATCTGTCTCGCATGGATAGCACACAGCTTCAATCCCTCATGAGATTGATCAGGTGCAAACTTATCACCCATGTCTAACACCACGATGTCAGGGTTATACGTCTTGCATACTAACTCAACCCAATGCATGGACTGCCCAGTAGCATCCTTGATGTGGATGTTACTCTTTAACTTAGACCAGCGGTGATGTGCCTCACGTGGATTGTCACGTATCTCCCGCATTGTCATGCCACTAGCGGCTGTCAGGTAACGTGCTCCAACCCGATGGGTAGCTTCTTCATTACAGAGGATCACACAGTTAGCACCCTGCTGTGCAAAACCATTAGGGCCAGCGATGAGTGACGCATGGAAAGATGTTTTACCTGTGTTGGGACGAGCACCACCCACGATCAAGTGTCCTGCATTCACACCCTCAACGTGCTGTGCGAGTGTAGGTAAGTTGAAATGCCAACGTGTCTCTAGATCATTCTTCTCAAGCAATGTCTCAATCTCCAAGTCATCCCACTCAATGTTTAAGTCGGGTAGGAAATCATCACGGTAGTTACTCACGAGCCTGCGTAGTGGCTCCATGGATGTCTGCGTACCATTGACTAAGTTAAAGCCAATGTTCGCAACTTCCTCGCCAAGGTACTGCTGAAAAAGTTTAGATAAAATATCACTGGCTACATCTTTGCCGATGGAGGATTCATGCCGCATTTTGGCGAACACACCTTTGAAGACATCTATCTGTGCAGTGGTTAGTGAGGGATCAGAAGCAAAGAACAGTCCCTCTATCTCATTGACTGTGAGGTCACGGCGATACTTATCCATAGCCGAGTCAATCAGTGTTTTGATCTTACTCAGATCCTTACTGAATAATTTGTGTGGGCATTTATCACCTTTGAACTCGTCGTAGAATTCTTTATTTAGTAGGCTCTTTAGTAGTGCCAGTTCCATTCTTATCTCCAAAGATTCTGTCCCACCCATCACGATACTTTTGATTGGAGACTTTAGTTACAATTTCTTTTGGCTTCTCACGACTGTTGATCCAGCCCTGATTGCGTTCATTCATTGAGTCGCGCCAGTGCTTACTCATTGAGTCCCTCCTTATCATCCCACCACTCAACTGATTCAAAGTCGAATGGCTCATGGTCTACAGTGTATTCATCTAAGATCATATCAATCGCTTCAATGCGTCTGCTAATCTCAAATGCATCTTGTTCAAGATCACCTACTACATATGCGTTTATAGATACACCATCCTTTACTGACAGGTATTCATCTATTCTATTCTGACGATACTTGCGTAACTCAGCAACGAGTATGCTGTCTGACAAATCACTCAGTGTATCTCGCAAATTGTGTTCATCAACTTCAATCTCACTCAAGAAATCAATTAGGTTCATTACACTCTCCTTTAATACCAGCCCATTGCACGGCCAAAGCCGAACACGTTAATGCACACGAAGTACGATGTCAATAACAAGACCCATGCCGCACCTCTACGGTAGCTAGCATACACCTGTGCGATGACACCCACAAACGAAACTGGGTACACCACTCTCATATCAGGTGCGTTGGCATTGATTGCTAGGTACATGCTTGCCGCTACTGTGAACAGGAAGCCTACCAGTTCAAGCCAGAATGCTTTGCGATCACTCCTGTAGCTGTTCACCCAGAACCCAATGATCTTGCTCATTCCTGTGGATCACTACCGGGGTACACATACTCACGACCATTGTATTTTTGCATGGCATCTTCAAGATCAGCACAATGAACAGTGGCGGGCATGGGCTTACCTTCTGAAGGTGTTAGCTGTTCAGCCAGTGACTTCCATTTGGAATACTCAAAGGTATCGTCTGCCATGTCAGCTTCATTGGCTAGGAACAATGCCCACAGGTAAGCGCACTCACCTGTCAAGCCACTGTCACCATAGCTTCTCTCGATGTAAGGTACTTTACTCATTGCTTAACTCCTCTTCTAGCTTCCAAAGGCCAGTGATAAAAGGTTTAACACCGGCAGGCATCCTGTCATAGTCACGTTCAAACTGACTCTGCGGCTTAGGCAACTTCTTATCAGAAGGTGCAAGCTTCTTCCAATCAGCGTAGGTGTAAGACTGATACGGTGATGGAGCATTGCGCTCTTTCTCTAACTGAGCACGCTCACGTGGGCTGATAAAATTAGACCAATCTACTTTCATAGTAACGCCTCCAATTGTTTCATGTCATTTGCATTAGCATACTTCAAGTCATCTTCAGTATTCAATGCAGTTGTATTCATTAAGCTACGAAGATCTTTCGTCATAGACAAAGTCTTGTCACGAGCATCTGGATCTAAAGATACGATTGCATTCTCAAAGTAATTGCCGATGTACCACTTATGGAAGTCAGTCAATTGTGTACCTAATAATGCTAGGCCAGTTGCCTTGTGACCAACAATCTCACCGATAGTGTAGGCACTGATCGCATCTTCAACGATGACAACAGTCCTGCCCTTACCGTGTGTGTATGGCACAGGTGATGACGCATAGCGTAGCCACTTGGGTTGTCTGTTGAATATGGATCTGCCTACTGCATCGACTAAGTTTCCAGTGCGAGTGTACACAGGGAACACTACTCTGTCCTGTCGAATGTCATACAGCACATCATCTGGGTTGAGATTCCACTTAGTCAAAAACTCTCTCACAGCGTCACTGTTAGGCTTCATGCGTGTCAGGTATGGCGATTGTTTGAAAGTCTCTTGTAGAGCTTCCTCGTAAGTGTCAGCGGTATATTCAGAGGATTGTTGCATAAGTTTAGCCTTAATTGTAAATGCATCCATGTTGCGATGTATTGCACCAGCAACCCGACAACTATTTTTGTAGCAGTTATACAAAACATTACCATTATCGTTAGTTACTGTGAACGTATTCTTGCCCCCACACTGAGGGCAATTACACCTGTAGGAAAATCCTACACCTAAATCTAAACCATCAATAAAGTCATTGATCCTATTCATAGCGATAACCTCATTCAGTATGTACACCTGCCGTGTGTGCAGAACGGAGTGTAAGCGCATTTGTCGCACCTGTCAAGGTGTTCTTCATGTAGGGTGTGACTGACTGTGGTGACTGGTGTCCTGTGACCTGCATGATCTGGGCAATACCCACGCCTGCTTCAACCATTTCCGTAGTCGCTGTGCGTCTAAGGTCTGCCAGTCGTAGCTCTGGGTTAAGACCAGCCTCAATGATAATCTTCTTTGCGACACGAGATACTACCTCCAGTCCATAGGGTGCATAGCCACTGTCAGTCTTAGCGTTGACGTTAGGTGCAACATAGGGTTGCCAGTCAAATGCTCCATTCTGTTGGCGCAGTACATCCATCAAGTCGTTTGAGATAGGTAGATGTACAACAGCCCTGCGCTTCGACTGCTCAAGATGTAGCACTTGATTCTCAAAGTCTATGGCATCCCATGTGAGTAGACGCATATCACCAATGCGTTGCGCCCATTCATACGCCATGTGAACAATCAACCCAATGCCACGGGTCTTGAAGTGACTGTATGCAATCTCAAGAAATGTCTTCACATCATCAGGTTGCCACATCACTTTGCGTGGTGCAGGCGTCAAGGTCTGAATCATTGACCATGGGTTCTTCTCAATGTGTCCATACTTCATGCCATAGTTATAAACTTTACGCGCTACTGCATTGATTCTATTAGCAAAAGTAATACCACGATCTGAGATTGTATCGTAGATAACCTGTGCCTCTGGGGCAGTTAGCTTCTTGTATTTAAGTTGGCCGACTGTCTCACCCTCATACTCAGTCTCAAGTAGCACCCGCAACCAGTAACGATACTGGTCTTGGGATGCTGTCAGACGATCAAAGTCACGGGACTTGAGATACGAATCAACGAGATGCTTAATCATTGTCCCGTTAACTTCGCTCATATTTCATTCTCCTTTCAAGATCAATGATGGCAGAGCGAATGTTAGTTCCCATACCTTCCTGCAATGAATCAGTAGACTTGGCTCTCCATCTGCGTGTCTCACCAATGTAGACAACAGACACCCTGTTGTTCTGCATGAAGTTCATCAAGCTAACATCACTGCGCTTACGTTCTTCAGCCATCTCCTGTAGATCACTCATACATCATGGACTCCGAGATTGTGTTGTGACCGATGATGCATGCCGCCTCATTGAGACGCTTGCTCATATGCTCGTTGCGCTGATCCTTCTGCATAAAGCGTTGCTGTACTAAATTAGCAAGCCATTCATACGAGTCTTTCCCGTTACCAACATTCTTAATGCGTTCTACGATCTCATCGTCAGTGTAATATTCAGTCATGATAAATGTCTCCATAAAGGTTGATTTGAATAGGATCTATGTGGGTAAACAGGGTCAGGTAATACCTACCTACTACACTGCCCTGCTACCTAGGTAGATCCTATGTTATGCCGCGAGTCCAACTAGCTCACGGAACTTAGGAGTCTGTACGATGTCAGACACTTTGTCTTCAATGCGTACCTGCTTGCGTGCTAGGTCAGTACCTTCACGGCCACTAACGTGTGTGCCGATGTGAGTCAGCGTGTTGTACAGACGGTAGCCTGTATCACCCAATGCTGAATACTGATTCCAGATGCGAGCGAACTCCTCAACTGATTTCTCATTGATCTTGATACCAGTCGTTGAACGATACGATGCAACGTAGTCACGGCAGAACTGGATCGCAGTATCCTTGTCCAGTTTAGTGCGCATCATGATCTTGTAGAGGTGCGCCTCATTCTCCAAGCGAACTGGATACTGTGACGCAACTGCACCAATCTTCTCAGGATCACTGTGAATGGTATGGAATGATTTGAATTCCAAACGCTCACCGACAGTGACCATACCGTTAGTGCAAGCGAGTCGCTCAATGTACGCACGCATTACCCTGCGGAATGTGCTGTCATGCGAGTCGATGATACGCATTTTCATCTGAGTAGGCTCACCGACAATGCGTTCATAGTCGTACTTAGGGAACAAGATGTCAGCACTGTAAGCGGCTGAGTTATGTGCCACATTGAACTTAACCTTCAACTGTGACAGGTCAATGCCAGATGCAATCAGACCATCAGTGAAAGAATCCCAAGACACATTAAAGTTTGGGGATCTATGACGCTTCCTAGTTGTAGCCATCACACTGTCAGTCAGTGGGTTGATTACCCAGAATGAATCTGGAACTGAGCGGACGATACCGTCACGGCCAGTACGAACTACCTGCTCACGCACTGGCTCAAAGTTAAGCTCAGCAGGAAGTGCAGGGACATGGTCAAAGTTTTGATAAATGCTCATTTGTATTCTCCATTTGATTTAATGTTTAGTGATAATAATTTACTTAAAATATGATGTCAACAACCCACTTGATTGCACGCAATACAAGATACATTGAGATGATGACACCGATCATGATTGCTGATTCAACCATGATCAATCAAGACCATAGAAAGCATTGTGCAAAAATGCAGGCTTGCTAGTGTCCAACCACAAACGATTAGACTTCCATTCATAGTACCCATGAATCTGAGTCTTACCGCCACGATGTAACTGCATGACACAGACCTCACGAATGTTGTCTTTGTCATCGACAGTCTTACGCACCCAGTCACTGATCTTAGTCACACCAGTGAAGATGGGTGAGATAGTCATGCGCTCAGACCAGAAGTCATCGTC